ACCAAGCAATTGATTAAGTTCATCTTTTGTTTCTTGCACTTCTGTTCCTTCTGATGATATTTCTCCAATTCTATTCTGCATTGTATTAATATATTTGAGTGCAACATTAATTCTATTTTGTTTTTCATTTATGTCAAATTCAATATTTTCTATGGAATTTAAAACTTCATTAATTTGTGTCATTCTTTCACCAGTAGTATTGATGGTTTCTGTTAATTCTGATATACCGTCTTCTACTTCTTTTCGTTCATTTGCTTTATCATCAAACATAGATTTCTTGTGATGTTCTTCTATATCTTGTTTGCAAGAAGGGCAAGTATCATTTTCTTCATAGAACTTTACATTCTTTTCGATGGTTTTAATTTTACTGTTTAACTGTTGCTCTAACCCTTCCATTTTCAGGAGTCTTTTTGGAACATCATCTTTGTCTTTTACCTTTTCAAAAAGAGATTCAACCTTATTTTGTAGTTCTTTGATTTCTTCTTGTAGTTCTGAAACTTGGCTATTATTTATTGCTATTTCGTTTTTATAATCCTCTATAGAATCGTCAGATTTCTTTTTAAGTGTATCAATTAATTTTTGTTTTTCGTCTACTTTACTTTTTGCGATTTCTATTTTAGTGTCAATGTCTTTAATATATTCTTTAGCCATTTGTAATCTTGAACGAACTAATGTATTCATAGTAGAAAAAACATCAATGTCTAATAAATTTTCTACGACAAGTCTTCTATCTTTTGCAGATAGTTTCATAAAAGGGACATAATTAGAAGAACCAAGAATAACTACCTGACAAAATGATTTATAAGTCATTTTTAAGATTTGCTCTTCTAATATTTTTTGATAATCTTTTGATTTGGCATCTTGATTAAGTAATTCATCGTTTTTAAATATTTCAAATTTCTTCGGTTTGGCTGACCGAATAATTTTATATTCTTCTCTACCAACACTAAATTCAATTTCAACTTCACAATCTGTTTCATTGATTGTATTAACTAATAATGGAATGTTAATTCCACGAAACGATTTACCAAAAAGAGCATAAGTAAGTGCATCTAGAATTGTAGATTTGCCCGCACCATTTTCACCCGATATCAGGGTATTATTATCTTTAGTGAGATTAATGGTCGTTTTATAATTGCCTGTTGAAAGAAAATTCTTCCAAGAAAGTTTAGTGAATATTATCATATATCCAACGACTCCATATATAAATCTTTAATCAGCCGTTTCATTTTATCCTTATCTTTCACTTCATCCATACCATTAATTTCATTATTGATTATTGTAACAGTATCTTGTGCTAAGTCAACCATTTCTTCCTTAGTCCATTCAGAATTTATTAAATCTTCTACAACAGTAATTTTGGCCACTCCTGCATCATATAATTTATCCATAAATCTATCAAATCCGTATGGATGCTCTTTGTGTTCTACGAACAATTTAACATATGAATCTTTCAAATGATTATATGAATCGAGTTCAGGCACCCCATTCTCGTCACTGTAGTGAACTGTGTGGAACATTTTGTGGGGGTTTTTTATAAAAGTGACTTCCCTATCGTCTGTATTTAAAACATGAAATCCCTTTATTTCGTTTAAATCTGCGAAGGTTATTTGGTATTGTGTACCCATATAATAGATGTTTTCTTTCTCTTGCCTACAGTGAAAATGACCAGATAAAACCTTCTCATACCTGTTAAATATTTTTGGGTTCATACCACCACTATTGAATTTTACACCACGCATCACATCATATCCCTGAAGTTCAAGGTGACCTATTAATATCGGTGCTGAAGCAGTTTCTATAAATTTCACAGAATCTTGATGGTTCTCTTTGTTTATCCACGGAAGAAGTGCAATGTCTAATCCATCGAAATTAACAATAGTAGGGGTTTCATAAAGGTTTAATTCATTACCAAACAACTCCCTAATAGAATTAACCGTATTTGTATTCCTATAGTACACATCGTGATTGCCAAGAATACAGTGTAATTCTATTCCTTCATTTTTTAATTTGTTTATAAATCTTGTTCGGATTTGGTTAAGGATGTTGAAGTTTACAAACTTCCTTCTATCCATCAAATCGCCGGCATGGATTACTGTTTTAATGTCGTTCTCTTTAAGATATGGGAAAAACACATCATCAAAAAACTTCATAAAATAATCAAAAAATAATTGAGAGTCGCCTCTCGCACCGAAGTGCGTATCATTTATCAGTGCTATCTTCACTTTTATCATCCTCTAAAAAAGCATCTAATGTTATACCACCATTTTTCAATCTCTTTAATTTTTCTTTTTTTGGTATAAATTTATCAATATCTGCATTGGTAAGTTTTAAATAATCGGCTGCAACATTACTAGATTCCGTTGTATCCACACCTTCTTCATCTTCTACCCACCTCGGAAATAAATGTTCTTTATCTATTTCTTCAATCAATTTGTATTTTACATACATCTGTTTCTTTTCTTTTTGAATTCTTCTGAGAAAAGCATAATATATTATTTGTGTAAAATATGAGAATGGATTCTTTGATTTATCTGGGTTAAAATTATGTGCATACATTAGGCAATTTTCTATCCCATCACCTACCATCTCTTCTCTATATTCATAATTCATGAAGTTTGGTCTATGGGATAATCGTTCTGCAATCTCTACAAAACAACTACCAATATATTCTGTTATCGGGGGTCGAGGTTCATCCATCTCAGATGCTTCGATTACTAATTTTTTCCACTCACACATTTCTTTAAAGAATCTAACATTATCAACATAATGGTTAGCGGATTGTTTTTTCTTTTTTTTACTCATTTTTCACATTTTTTCCTTGACATAGTATAAATTTCGGGTATCCTTTCATGTGTTAAGGGATTGATTAAATATATTAAGTATTATTAAGTACTTAGGGTTCGGGATTCCAATCTTTGAAGTATTCATCAAAATCTAATCGGTATCTTCTTTTATCTTCTTTTTCCCTTTTCGGGAATTTCTTTAAGAATTCCTGAATATTAAAATCCAATCCACTTATTTCTTCGTTATTATTATTTTCTTTTGATTCTGGGTCTAGACTAACTATACCATTCATTAGAAATGCCAAAAACATTGCACTGGGTATCACAAAGTTCATTTGTACATCTTCATCAATATCATCAGTATCATCAGTATCATTTTTAGTGGATTCTTCATTGATATCAACCCCATCTATTGTATTATCAATCATATCCCTTACATATTGTTCCATTCTCTCTGGGTCGTCTTTTAAGTCATTATAAAGGTCAGTTATTACATCTTCTTTTTCCATTTGATGTTGGTACATTTCAACCACATCCGTGGACGGAATACTCTCTAGTACTATGTGTTCTCTCTTTATCTGGCAACTTAGTTCATTGGATATGTTGTTCCAAGGTCGAAGCATCATCATATCTCTCATTTCACCAAAGCCATTTTCCATAGTAATGACTTTTACCAACATTGGTCTATGTAGAGTAATTGTATCCAAATCATTTTTAATAAGTTTTCCCAACACTTCTTCACCAGAAGACAATTTGTAATTTTTATAAATGCTACTCATTTGTGTCCCCATCTCCTAAATTAATTTTTATAGTCTTATAATCAAATTTCTCTCTATTATATATCTTAATCCGTTCCACAAAATGCTTCAGAGTATGATTTATCCAACTTTTCCAACTCAAATCATCACCAATATCATATAATTTTGCTTTCTCTTTATATTTAGATTTTCTTAATTGTCTTCCAATAGATTGTAATACCCTGATTCGTGATTTAGAAGGTGATGCAAAGACAATATTGTGTAATCTACGAATAGAAATACCAGTAGAGAATGTACCATAAGAAGCCACAATAATTGCGTTATCGTTATCCTCTGTTAGTTTCCTTACATTTTCTCTATCTTCTGCATCTGTTCCACCAAATACAAAGAATACTTTGTGGTTTGGACACATATCAGTGACCATTTTATATAAATGTTTTCCGTGTTTTTCTACTAACTGAAAAAGGATTAAAGTGTTTCCTTTTAGGTTATTTGTCATATTTACGATAAACTGGTTTCGTGCCTCATTTTGTACGAGCCATTCCAATTCATCAAAATATTTTGCTCGTTTCATTCCTTTTCTTTCACTCTCACTATATTTTAGCAATATACAATCTATAGAGAGTTTTGATAATAAATCTTTTTCCATAAGTTCGTTGGTTTTAATTACATTATACACTGGTCCGAACAAACCTTCAATAACTAATTTGTGGGTTTGTGTACCATCAAGTGTACCTGTTGTACCTATTCTATATG